CCACCATTCAATCCAGGTGGTGCGAAAGGAGAGACTCGAACTCTCACGCCTCGCGGCGCTGGAACCTAAATCCAGTGCGTCTACCAATTTCGCCACTTTCGCAATCATTGCCAGCTAAAACCGACAGAGGCATAAGTCTTTAAACTCAAGGACTTACACCGAAAACCTTAAATAAACCCTCACTTTATACTTCCTTGTATTTCTGCCGTGTTTCTGCTAGTTACGACACAAATACGACACACTTTTGACACAGTTTTTAGTTCAATACTAAGGCAGTTTTAGCCTTCTCTGAGGTGTTTAACTTCGCGTACCTTAACGTGGTGTTAATGTCTCGGTGCCGCATAAACTCCTGTATACGCTTTAGGTCTACCCCTGCCATGACCAACCGTGAAGCTGTGGTGTGTCTCATGGTGTGCAAGCATAGCTCTTTGTCGTCAGAGTAAGCACAGTGCTTCTTCATCGTTTGAAACCTATGAATAGCTGCCGCTCTAGTGTACCCCTTGAATGGGGAGCCGTGCATTCTAGTCCTATCTTCCAGAATACGCAATGCCCTATCCGTTAGGGGCTGTGCGTCCCAGTCTCCGTTTTTAGTATTCCATAGGAGAATATGACGCTGTTTCAAGACAATATCTTTAGGTGTAAGACTCAAGATTTCACTTAAGCGGCATCCCGTATCAAGCAACACTTCAATAAGGTCTGCCAGGTCTTCTTGGTCGTTCTTCCGACACCATCCAGTTATTATCTCTTCCTCACCATCTTGTAGCCACCGGAGCCGCCCGCTGCCTTCCTCTAAAAGTGGAATCTTAGGGGCTTTGTCCAGTGTTTCCCAATCGTCCCTTGCTGTGGTGAGTATCGTGCGCAGGACGCTCAAGCTGCGATTGATTGTAGAGTCAGGGTAATCCTCCCTCATTTCCTCAATCGTTTCCCATACAAACGGGGTGCTAATATCCTTAAGTAAGGTGTCGTGCTTAACGTACCTCGAAAGCCGCTTGTAGTTAAACTGCACGGTTTCTGAGGACTTCTGCTTAATCCATACCTGCCTAAAGCATTTCTCAAAGCCTTCCTCCAGTGTCATTGTTGAACCTTTGGGCTTTGAAGACCATTGGCTCTCGAATAAGTCTGTTTGAATCTTTGCGTGTAATAGCTCAGCTTGTTTCTTATCTTTTGTCTTTGTTGATTTCCGTACCCTTTGACCGGATACAGGGTGAACGAGGTCAACGTACCACATGCCGCCTCTATCAACTAGCATAAGTAACTCCTTTCTAGGTTGTTAACGCTTCTTCTAATCTATGTGCTAGTTGTTCTCCTTTCTTTGTTAAAAACGACAAATATTGTTTTGTGTTAAGAGGGTCAGGCATTTCGTGTATTAGGTGAAAGGCTTTAGGTGATTGTTCAGTCCCCTTGCCTAACATTCCTATCTGCCTTGAAACAAGCCCTGACGAGTTCGCTATTAAAGCTTTGTCTAGCTCAGCCCGTGTAGTACCGTTCTTGTTATTTACTGCAATTACTAAGAAGACAAGAAGTGTGTTAGTGTGTAAGTCTTTTACATCTAACTCCCTACGGAATAGTTGTAAGGCTTTACACATACCGCTTAATTTGCTTTCTGTTTTCATCTTTACCACCCTTCATTAGTTAAAGTTAAAACTCCTGCCTCACTTACTTATATGGGTATAAGTATTAGATCATGGCGTATTTTAAGTTTTCACTAACGGAATGTAAAGGCACCGTGCTAGTGTCCTCGGAGGAAGACACTAGACCAGTTCTTTATTCGTTGTAGTCCGTATTTAGACACGGCTCTCCGTTGTCCTCTAGGCAGTTTTCACAGGCCTTACAAGACCAGCAACCGGAGCATCCGCAATCATTTCCGCCACAATCACAGCAATTGAATAACTCGCTACATTCAGTAACTCTTTTGAATTTCATACTTAAATCCTCTCAATTAAACCCCGTAGTTTGTCGGGGCGTTCATATCCCGCATGGTTTCTATCATCTGGATTTCTAAGTCAGAGGCTCCAGCGTTACCAGTGTTAGCTTTAGGCTTTACACCCGCGCAACCTGATAAAACAATAGAAACCACTGTAATAAGTACCAGTAATGTTTTGTTTTTCATAATCAAATCCTCTCTAAATCCCAAACGTCAATAGTGTCCTGAGTTTCCACCGTGATACACACTTGGTTTACACCGTTGTCGTGGACGGTGTGTAGCTCGTAGGTTACTGAAGCGGCTGGGGTGTCCTTAAGCTGTTTGAACTGGTCTTCGGTGATCTCTACTATGTCCGGCTCGTTTTCATCGTTCATACAGTACGAAAAGAAGCGTACAGGGTGTTGATATTCCAGTACAGTCCAGTCGTTAGGGTTTCTTTGCTTGCTTTTTATCACCATACACGCTTCATGTGTATCAGGATAAGCCGTTGCAAATATCCAGGGCTTTTCAGCCAATACCAGGTTATACAGTCTCATTTTTTACAACCTCCACCCATGCTTCCAAAACCTCCCAATTTATACCTATAGTCGCATCGTGATGTTGTGCGGCTTTCTCTAGTACGGATATACATTGTTTTTCGGTAAAACCTTCAGCGCCTGGAATCTCTCTTACATCCTCAATGTGCCAAACGTCTACCAGTACCGCATTGCCGTCAATCGTTGTAATGTGTGCCATCTTTAAGCCTCTCAAATAAAACTGGCAGGATTGCCACATAAGCCCCTGTGGAGAGGCTTAAATTGAAACCCTGATAAATTCCTCTAGTGGAAAGCTAGAGGCGTGAAGAATCACCAGTTATTGTGGAAGTAATGCCCGTTAGAACTACTAAAGTCATACATTAAGTCCCACGCAAAGCGTGAAGTGTCAAAGTATGCCTTGAGGCTATCCGGTACACCGTCCAGCATCCCCGTGGATTCTATGTAGTCATCCGCGAAGTCTTCATCGCTACCAAATTGCCCCATGTAGGCATCGTTAGCTTTCTCTAACAATTCCGCATAGTCCATACTTCCGCTAAATCCGAAGCAATCCGTGAAGGCTCCAACTAGTTCCCGTTCATCTTCATCCATTTCAAGCCAGTGCCATAAGTTCTCGCTTAAGCTGGACTCCCCGTAAAACTCACGCGGGAAACCTTCGAAGTCCTGAAACATAAACTCAGGGTCGGCCTCGTCTTTGTGGAGTTCACGGCAAGCCTCATAAAACGATTCCTCGTCGTGGCCTTCAAGGTCAACCCATGCGCCCTCGATTGAGCCATTGTTGTATTTTGCGTAAGTACCCACATAAACTTGAGTAGTCATAATAATTCCCTTTCATACCTAATCGGGCAAAAGTGCCGTGCTAGTGTCCTTGGAGGAAGACACTAGACCAGCCTTCTACTTTCTAACGTGCGTACCTTCCTGCACTTCGTCTACCCTACTGTCAGGGCTGTCCTGCTCACATGCCCCGCATTTATCGCACCTAATGGAGACGTTTTTATCGTGTATGTAGGACACTACGCACTCACAATCCCAGTGGCTTTCGGTTGTTTTAAATTTAGTCATAATAAATTCCCCTAGTGGAATGTTAAAGATAATAGATAATTACAGGTCATTCCAGTCAATCCAACCCATTACAAGTGAGACACCACAAGCAACCGAGAGGAAAGCACAAGCCGCCCAAAAGTAAGCCAATAAAAGAATCAGGTTTTCCATAATTAACCCTTAACTAAAAACGTGAAGTCAGCGACCATGCACCACATACCGTTAACCAGCTTTGTATATTCATCACTAACCGCTACACAATCACAAAATGAAACCTCATCATCAAGTAACTGGTTGTTCAATATCTTTATGTCTTCTTTGTCTAGCCCTGAATAATCGTGATTAACTATTGCGCTAGCCCAAATTGACGGATAAGTAAAAACTACAGTTTTATAACCAGCTCGCATAATATTCCCCTAGTGGAAAGTTAAAGACAAAATGAAAGGCTCTCTAGGCGAAAGCCTTTTAGTTTGAGCGCTGGTTACGTATCCAGCATTGCACACGTTATACAATCGTAAGGCTCCCCATACTGGCTACCGTCATAGCGATTTCTGAATGGGCTGGTATCCTTGGCGCACCAAGTTTTACTCTCTGCTGATACTAAGCAGCTCCACCTGTTAAATAGGCCGTGGTCGCCTTTTAAACTTATTCACATTGTGCCTAAAGCCACCCGCCGCGAACCCTAGTGTATACCGCTAGTCCGGTAGTTAATTGCTTAACATGGTTCGCACTATATTCCCCTAGTGGAAAGTTGTCAAGCGTTATTTGCAAATAATCTTAAAATAACTGATAGAGCCTAAGAAAACGCAACAGATAAACTTACTGTATATACATAAGTGTTAACTGTGAGTGTTACTTGAGTGTGTCTGGAGTGTCCAAAAATAACAGATACCATATAACAAAGATTTACTGATAAGTTTTATTTATCGAAGTTGAAAAACGATAGATATTATTTATCAAAAGAAAAAAATAGATGTGTTTCTTACGTCTACTGGTTGTTTAATCCAGTGCGAACCGAGCAAATACAAGGCTTAGCGCCGTGGTGTGTCTTAAGTGTGACTGAAAGTGTGACTTGAGGTGTCCATGTGGGCTGAATTACACTAGTCCCCTATGGGGGGTTTTTCCTGCGCTGGCGCTAGCGTATACCCTAACGGAATTTTGTAGTAAATTTTAGGCACACCTTAGCCTAATTCTAAGCAACCTACAAGTGTCACTTAACCAAACAACGGGATAACCATGAGTGTTTCTCAAGCGATTATAGTAGCCGGAGCATTAATAGCTGGGGCTATATTCTTTATTCCAGTACCTCGTTACTCTTTAATGGTATTACATACTGGAGGGGTATTAAAACTAGATACAACTACAGGTAAAACTTCAGTGTGTACCCCTTTAAGGTATGTAGATGAGGGGTATTATTTCCAGTGTAATAAACCTAGGTAACACCTTAGAGTAATTCTAAGCAAACACTTAAGTAACACTTAAGGGGAAAACTTTAGTAGCTTCCCCGAAGGTGAGGGTTTATCCCCCATTATTGATGTAACTATATGACTACAAAAGGAAAAACAGGTGTATAAAACAATCAGTGTATTTGCAGTGTTACTGGTGGGGTGTGCCCAGGCAACATACAACACAATGAGAGAGACAAAGATACAGGAACCTAAGGTTGTAGCGCTGGATGCTCCCAGGGAACCATACACTATTGAGGTTGAGAAGCGGCTGAAGGCTGCTGGCTTCAAAGTCCTTAGGCTACCAACCCGCAAAGTAGTCAAGGAACAGACTTCAGACACACGTACAGAGATTTACAAGGAGGCTGAAGCTCGGTATGTAGTGTACCTGGAGGCAGACGTGAGGGAGCGATGCTTCGCTGGTGGGTACAATTTCCGAAGCTTAACTGCTGAGCTGGTGGATGTGAAAACAAACGAGACTGTGTTCTCAATGAATGACAGTGGTTACTCTGAGAACTGCCCTCCTTTGTCTGGAAAGATTTACTCAAAGGCTGTACAGGGCGTTCAAGCAGCTTGGTATTAACGAAAAAATAGGGACACCTAGGCTACCACATCAACCACTATAAAATAATCGTTTATAGCGCGATTGCAGAAGCCTAAAGTGTCCCTTAGGGTGTTACTTTACGTGTTCATCCAGTTTACGCTGGTGTTACTCATACCGAAGACAGTTTCAGTGAAAGCTTCAAGCTCAGCCATGAGCATCTGCTCCCTGTATTCGTCAAGTGTATTTGAGGTGTCCTTATCCATCTGGTCAACCCAATACTTCACAGCGATAGCCAGAGCGTCCAGACGGTCATCTTTGACCAGGGAACCACGTTCCTTAGTGATACGGGTAAGCTGATAGAACAGTTGATACCTGTTGTCGTCAGTCTTAAGGTCTTCCTTAACCACGCTCTCAGAGAATACTAAGCGGTGTTGGTTCATGACTGGCTCCAAGGTGTCGATGATTCGACGTTCCTTCTGCCCTACTGATCTTTCCTCAATGACTGTACACGGATACCCTACCTTCATAAGCCAGGGCGTGAAGAGTTTGGTGAACATACCGTCACCGAAGTTACTTTCGATCACGATAAGGTTAACCTTTTGTGTCTTCGCCATCAGAGCTAAGGCTTTCAAGGTTTCATCCTCGTAGCCTCCCCTAAGCCCACCAGCAGCAGGACAGAAGAGCATACCGTTGAGCATCTTAACGACTGCGTAACCTGTTTCATCAGCGCCTCGCCCGGAGGGGTCGATAGACATTACCGAGCCTTGGAACTCAAGGAACTCTTTAGATTGGAACATAGGCCGCTGGTAGCGATCACCTATGAACCCTACGCTTGGTAGGTTAGGAATCGTGTACTCAGGCGTAGAGGCCCACGCTAGTTTTACTGGAGCTACGTCCCTATCAATGTCCGTGAGGATTAAGTCAGAGAGCTTCAGGGGGTATCTATCAGCGTCACTTAGGCTTGTGTCCATCATGAACTGCAAGGCAAACCCTGAGCGACCATAAGATGCCTCACGTTCCATCAGGTCAATGTCAGTAAACCGCTTAGGGTCTACAGATTTACCTACAAGGCTTGGGTCTTTCTCCAGGCGATCAGTGATGAATGGTGCAAGTCTTCCTTGATACTTCTCAATCTGCGCTGGTGAGGGATACCGGGCTGTCCATACACGTACTGTGTACCCACGCTCAGGAAGCTGGTTGTAAATCGACATTTCAGACTGGGGTGTTCCCAGGAAGATGATTCGAGCGTTAGGCTTCGTGGACAGTAACGCTTCAAACTCCTTGATAGAAGTTGCAAGCTTGTCCCGCATCATCTGTGTCAGGGAGTTATTTGGTACTTCAATGTCATCTGGAATGATGATGTCAGCACGGGAACCTGTAAGCTGCCCAGTGATACCTAAAGATTTAACTGAAGGTGCGTGTGAGGCTTTCGCCGGGCCTACATCAAAGGCCACCATAGAGTCACGCTGGTCATCCCTAGGCTTCAAGTGCTGAAGTTCAGGCATTTCTGCGATCAGTCTCTTGGTAAACGCTGAGAAGTCATCCGCACGTCCCTTGGAGGCAGACACTACGAGAATCTTAAGCTGTGGGTCGTTAAGGAGTAACCAGCAGACAAACGCTGAAGTTACCCAAGACTTACCCACACCCCGAAAAGCCTCGATAAGCTCCCGTTTAGTACCGTGTTGCAAGTGGTAAGCAATGTCGTACTGGACAGGTGTTGGGTCAGGAAGTCCTAGATGCTTCCAGACCAGGTACAGGAAATTTCTGAAGTCAGACTTTACTGGGTCTAGCGGTTCCGACATACAGCCTCCGCTAGTGTTACTACGTCTTCGTGTGTTCCGTTACTCTTTGCTGCGTTGTACAACCACACCACAACCTGAGAGTTTTCTAAGGTGTAGCCTTTGGTTGGGTCTTTGCGATCAATTGAAGGAGAGAAGGCCCCTTGTGTACCGAAGCCCTTGCGACTGTACGGGTAGACCAACTTCAGGGGAAGGCCGGTAACTTCGCAGACACCTCTTAGCAGCCGTTCTAGCACCCACTCTTTGGTGATTGTGGGGTCTTCTAGTTTTGCTCTTAATGTTCTTTTTCTAACACCACACATAAGAGTACCTGCGCGGTGGTTAGGGTTTGTTTTACGTTTTTCCTCGTATCGTTTCCGATTGTATTCGGGGTCACAACTGAGTTTAGTTATTGCTAATCCTTAGTGAAACAAAAAGGCCACCAGCGTTTCTGCTAAGTGGCCTAGGAGGGATTTATTTGAAAGGTGTGATACTTTGTACTGGTTAGGCTGTTTTAATGAGCCATGTCGCCCTTACCAGCAGCTTCCAGTTCTTCCTGTCCGAAGGGTAAACCGTGAGTGATCTTGTGGAGAGGACTACCGGGTACGTCTAAAGCTTGGATGTTGTTATCTTTAAGCAACTCTCTAGCTTCCTTGAGGTACGCTGGTGGGCAAGGTACTATGTGTACCTCCCCTTCCTTGTCGATCATCTTTACGCCTTCAGTGATAGCTTTGTGTAGTGCATCTGCCAGTGCATCTAAGAGGGCTGACAGTGCTTCCTTTTGAGACTTCTTAGCCATTAGGCAGTCCCTGTGATGCGTTGTACTACACGCTCCAGGGCGCTAGTACCCAAACTGGACAGAGCTGAAGCCACGCCTACCTGAGCATAGAAAGACAACTCAGGGATAAAGCTTAAGAGACCAGCAGCAGCCAGGGCGAGACCTCCTGAGACAATCGCACGGCCCACGATGATGCGGCCTATAAGTTTCTCGTTGGAGACCAATAGTTGTCCGAGGCCGACTACGGCCCCTACTCCCACCAATACACCTACGTGTTTGATGGCGTCAGTGTCTAACATTTATTTCCTTATTAGAATTGATTTGTGATTAAACCTTTACTTCAGTGACTCTCATGTAAGACACCATCGCACCACCGAAGCGTCTAGTACCCCCGACACCGTTCAGTGTCAAAGTACCAGCGGCACTTGCACCTACACGTAAGTAGAACGTAATGGGAGTCAGGGAGGTGACTGTCATTTCGTACCTAAGAGGTACTTGAGTTAAGGCAGCAGCAGCGACGGTTGTTCCTTCGGTAGCTACAGCATCAGGAGCAATATCCTGGAATAAAGCAGCGGTGACTACTCCAGCCACCGAAGATGAGAGGTTTACTAGCACCTCGACGATGATCTTCGTACCAATCTCCGTAGGTGTAATTACCCGCGTACTGGCAAGCCACCCTTCCGTGATTTGAGGGATTGTGTCGTCGAAAGGTATTAACACAGTACCTGTTGAAGATGTGGTAATCAGTCCTGGGAAGTCCTGGACGATCTTACGGATACCAGTGAGGGCTGAGCCATCAAGGACTGGTAGTTTGCCGCCAGGTTGAACAGCGACCACATCCCCCTCTACTGTGCCCACATTTTGTGTAGCAGCAGTCCCTAAGCCTAAGGCTGTCCTTGCAGAGCCGGGGTTGATACTCCCAGTTCCCCCTGAGGACACTGGCAGGGGAAGCGTAATAGAACTTGCAGACGCTCCGGCAGCATCCGCCGCTATTATCGCAGCGTCAACCAGTGCTTGGACTTGAGCTACAACAGTGTCGGCCATGATCTTGTCTATCGCTTCTTGAGTTAAGTACAAGAGCTGGTCGGAGTTTAAATTGAACAACGCCTCAGTCCCCATTGAGTCGTCCTGAAAGTCCACTAGACGAGCTGAAGGATTAGAGTTACGCGCTAAACGGACTACCGCCCCCATACCGGGTGGTGTCGCAAATTCAATAACAGCGGGAGATTGGAACGTATAAGGAACCACGCTACCGTCTACTGTGACGTTTACATGTGACGGGTCAATATAGGGGAAAGTCACAGTGAATAACTTTGTGACACCATCCCCTGAATAGGTTTTTGTGGAGTAAGACATTTTTCCTTAATAGAAATGTGAAGAGTCCCCAAGGTGTTACCCTCAGGGACTTAGGATAAAGCTGTTAGTCAGCTTCGGTGAGGATTGGGATTACAGGCGCACCGGATAAAGCACGGCCACGGTTCTTAAGGTTCTCAAGATACTTAGCGTTCAACTCAGGGTATTCCTGGAGTAACTGCATCAGGGCTACCTTCTTAGCGGAAGCGTACAAGTGTTCAATGGTGGTTCTCTTGAGGCCATCGTAGCCTAGAGTGTCATCGGTCATATTCTTGTATGCGTCAGTCTGTACGAACTCAGTCAGGTAGTCTTTGAAACCTTTACCGCTAAACACCTTGGCCTCATTACCCGCCAGTGCCACGTAGCGGTCATACTGCTCATGGTTGAGGTCGATAGGCTGTGTACCCTTACCACTGGCGATAGTCCTCGGTGGCAACTGCAAGTCAATGTTAAGTCTTGCAATCTCAGTAGCTGCCGGGTTATCACTTTCCTTGCTCGTGTAGATTGGGGAAGCAATGTCAGGGCCTAAACCACCACCGTAAACTACAGGATCACCAAAGACGTTCCTGTGTGGCAGAAGTGTTTTACTGTAGCCAGGTACAGAGTTCTTCAAGGTGTCCATCAAGTCCCACACTTCACGTACTACAGGGTCATCATCACGTCTGATTGTACGGACGAGAGAGCTGAACGGAATGAAGGAGGCTGCTTGACGATCAAGGTAGCGACCAATAGGTTTACTGGTTCCTAAGCGTTGCGCTTCACCGATTGCAGTGAATAACTCGGATACGGAACTTAAGTAAGACTTGGACAGTAAGTTGTTAGACAGCGAAGTGATAAGAGCTGCTGCAACATCCTGACGTTTGTTCTCGTCGATGTTTCCGGTGATATTCTGGAAGTCTGCCGCTAAACCGAATATCATCCCGATAGGGTCTAAACGGTTATAGGCGTAGTAAGTGTCTCCGATTTTAACGGAGTACGCTTGCTTACCTGCCAGTTTCTCAGCAGCGGTGTTCTGCTCCATACCACCAACGATAGTGCCTTCAGCGGCTAACTGAGCGGCCATAACATAGAATGCACCCCCGATAGCTGTCTTAGCTATAGCGGTATCTCTACGCACACCCCCCGCCAGGAAGTCTTCCTTGATCTGGTTGTTGAGTACATTCAAGATTGGGGTACGTTCCCAGGTGTAGTTCATGATGTTTGCTGGAGTGCGGATAAATGGAAACACATACCGCGCCCCAGGAACTTTAGCCACTGCCGTTTGGATAGCACGACCACCCGCACCAAGCGTATTAGTGAAAGTACCTCTACGGGCGGCTTCAAGCGCCCTGGCCGATAACTCGTCGCCAGCACCTAAAGGGTTACTACGGGAAGCCACCAGCTCGCCCACACGTTTAACGAAGGATTCACCTTCAAGTCCTTCACCTTTAGCTTGTCGATAGGCTTGCGCCTTCAACTCGCCACGGTAGTGCATCGTCTTGAACACCTCGTCAGTGGTTGTCAGGACACGTCCAGGGGTACGTATAATTGCACCCAGCACGTCAGCGACAGTACCAGCCCACCCATTCAAGTCCATTCCTTCAGCGGAGATTGCAGGGGCTTGGAGGTCGAACTCTTTAGTACCGTGTAGGGCGTTGTCCAGGATTGGCGTATCGTTAACGAAGGCCTGGTATGCACCACCAAACTCCCCTTCAGCGGACTTAAGTGTATCTTTAGCACCACTGAAGTTGCCTGAAGCGGCTTCTCCTGCTGCTTGACGAAGAGACTTCAGTCCATCCCCAGTAATGGCGAATACGTCCTTAAGACCTTCAACCATACCGAACAGTTGAGCCTGTACTTCACCTAAGCTTACACGGTCTGCGGCACCGCCTCTGAATATCTTACCTACAGCGGCTGCGGTTCCTCTCTCAGCGACAGTCAAGAGTCCTACCAAGGAGTTACCCATAGCGTTCACTACGTGTGTCGTAGGGCCGGACAGTACACTATTAACCCAGGCTTCATACAGGGCATCCTGAGTACGTGCCATAGCTGACAAGCGTGTCATTGCTGCGATCTTGGCCGGGTCTGTTTGCTCAGCCATCTTCTTAGCAAACTTCAGGTTAACTTCACGCCCACCTAAGTTAGCCAGGAGGTCGTCCACTTCATTGAGTACCAAGTTACCAGCCTTAGCTTCGATACGCATTGCGCCTAAAGCACGGGCCACTTCTGTCTGTACGCCCTTCATCTGTGACTGGATGGAACTGTGAAGCATCACTTGCTTACGGAAAGCCAGCATAGCGATACTGTCACCTGTAGCAGCACTAGCGGCCATTTCAGCAGTCTTCTTAGCGGAAGCTGCCAGCAGGATACGGTTAGCTGTTACACGCGCTGCAAGGTTGCTGGTGTCACCGTAGAGAGTCTTAAGGTCTTCTGTACTTGTACCTAGGGTATCTGCCAGTTCCTGAATCTGCTCGAAGCTTTGAGTACCACCAGTGGCTTGAGTTGTTTCCTTCTCAAACACCTTACTGGTTGCGTCCATCAGCTCCTGAATATCCTCAGGGGAGTCGATACGGTCAAAGTTAAAGTCGCTAGAGTCAACACTGTCAGCTAAGTCCTTCAGTGTCCCCTTCTTAGCAGCCTCAACAAACTGAGAGACTTTAGCAGGGGCAATCTTAGGGATAGGCTTACGTGTCCCTGGAGCAACTGAAGCGTACTTAGGGTCGGCTAACATCTGAGCCATAGGGTCAATACGGATTTCCTGTGTAGGTACATCCGTAGCTTTCATTGCGGCTGACTCTAGCGGTGTTTCGCTAACCTTGAACTCGTCAGGCAAAGCTTGCTGGATAGCATCGACGGTAGCAGCGTCACCCTCTAGGGTCACACCTGAAGGGGCATCCTGTACAGCCTCGTCAGCTACCTTAGGGGCTTGCTCTACAGGGACAGCTTCAGGATTCACTTCAGGGGTCTTAGGCTTCACGCCCTTGATCTCGTCGATCTGAGCTGCCAGGTCTGGAGCTTGTTGAGGTGTAACTGTAGGTGTGCCTGGTGTAGACATCGTAGGCTCAACTTTAGCCATACTCTGTACAGCATCAGCAGCGTTCACGCCCTTAGCATCGAAGTAGTGCTTAGTGGCCTTTACAGCTTTGAACAAACCATCAGCAGCTAAGCCTAAACCTAAGCCTTCTAAAGCGTTCTTGAAGCGTCCTTCACCATTACTGTCAGTTGGGTCAGCAGCCAGGTAGCTAAACACGGATTCCCCAATGATTGGGTGACTGTCTGACAGTTCCATGACCATGTTAGATACACGCTGTTCATGAGGGTCAAAGGCAGTAGCGTCAGCCACGGCACCAGCAGCCATAGCACGTCCAGCGGTAGCAGCTTTAGTAGCTGAAGCCAGACGGCCAACGGCCAGAGCTTTATTGGCAGCAATGAACTCAGGGAGAAACTGGAAGACAGCTCGGCCAATATTACCCGCTACAGTCTGGTTAGGTGCAACCTTAGGTAACACCGTACCTTTCTCAATAGAGTCCCTGAGTTTGTTCAGAGTAGCGTTCTTCTTAGCAATACGAAGGTCAATCAGGTTATCGTTAACCCACTGGCCCATGTCTTGAAAAGCCTGGAGTGTATTTACAGCTCCGTCCCTGATACCGCCCAAGACGGCCTTACCAGCTTCGTCAATGAAACCTGGAGACGTCTGCGAAGGGGCCTTAGGCTGGACTTTAGGTGTTGCCTTAGGGGTAGCCCTAGGTGTAACTTGAGCTTGCGTTTGTGCTGGTGCAGCTTCTTCTGCTGCCATTGCATCCAGTTCAGCAAGCATTGCTTCAGCGGAAGGCTTCATGCGTTCTTCACGGGAAACTGCGAGACCGCTTACGATTGAATCCGTCATTTACTTAGGTGTGCCTTTCGATAGCTTAAAGTAGTTTGTGTGTACCTCTAGCTGAGAAGCGGATAGCTTCCCTTCTCGGTAGGCTTGTGCTGCTTCTGCTGGAGTGTTGTATCTGATACGGCCACGATAGGCGGCCAGGGGGTCTTGGAGTGCTGCGTGATCTTTACGACGCTTAAGGTAACGATCAGCGATCTCGTCACGAATCTTAGGTAAATCGCTAGGTGCAGCATTGGCTGACCGTTGTGTAAACTCAAGGACTGCTTCGGCTCGTTGCTGTTGCTCTTCCTTAGTACCCTCCCCTAACGGGTCGGCTGGAGAAGCTGAAGCTCGGAGTACCTTACCGAGATATTCTTTACCTGAAGTGTATTCGATAGACTTGTACACTGCTTTTTCTTGGGACGCCTCAGCAGCATTAGCGGCCCTTTCAGCAGCAGCAGCGGAGCGTTGTGAAGACTGGAAGCTATTTACACTATCCAGAAGTTGTCTGGTCTGAGTGTACGCAATCTGTCCCGAAGTGGACGCTTGGAGTACATCCTTGATTCCTTTTCGACCTTCGTAGATACCAGCCAGTAGGTAAGTAGCGTTGACTTTCTGGTCTTCAGTTTCCTCTATAGCCGAAGCCTTAGACAAACTGGAGAACTTCCCAGTCCACTCAGATACATCCGAAGCTGTGAACAGCCCAGGGTTATTCTTAATGGTGTCCTTGAACTTAGCCATAGCTGTACCGAAGTCGCCCGTTAAGGCGTCCGTGAAGGTTTGCGCCAGGATTTCATCTTGACGGTTCTCACGGTTCTTCTTAGCCGCTACTTCAGCTTGATTCGTCAGTGTTACGAAGTGTTGCTTCGAGGCATACTCAGCAGCGTCGATACGCTCTTTCCATTTAGGAATGTAGTACATACCGGGAGTGCCATCTAAGCGTGGGCGCTTGAACTGCTCATAGATTCCGAAGTTACCAGCATCCCCTAACTTCTTAGCGGCCAGGAACTGAAGCTCATTGAACTCAGCATTGGTCATCTTGAAGTGGTCTGCAACAAACTCACGGGTACTGTTAATCCAGGTATCCGGTACAGGCTCCCCACGTTTAGCGAACTCTTCCATGCCCGTACTAATCATCAGCATGGCTTCGCTGTTGGTGGAGTCCTTGATGTTGTTCAGTCGTTGTTGAGCGTAGGTTTGCTTCAGTCTGTTCAGAGCGTTATCCATGACCGGGGCATAGCCGTCCAGGAAGTTCCTGTCAGCTACGCCTTCAGTCTTGGTCTTCAGCCATGCTTTAGCTACGGTGTCGTAGTCGTCAGTGTCCGGGTTGAAGTTTGTCTCAAGGTACTGCTGGAGTTCACCTACATCAGCTATGGCCTGGTTATTTCCCTTGATGTTGGTATAACCCCGTACATACGCTTGGGAATCTGACTCCTGCTCCTTACCTAACTGAGCGTCTGTCTGTCCAGCTTTTTCCTGCTTGGCATCTTCAACCTGAAGATAACGCTCAAGGGAAGGCTGTACCTTCGATAAGGCACCCACCAGTTGGCCTAGCTGTGTCTCCGCTGGTTGAACTAAGGTGCTAACTGGGGAGGCTACTACGCGGGTAGCCTGGGGGTTACTTTGGATTTGTACCTCCCGGCTTCCCTGGAGTCTGTTAGTAGCTTTCTGTACCATTACTTAGTAGTCCTTTGTTTGTATGTTGCGTAAGTCGTACCGATCTGCAATCCTGCACCTAATAGGCTAGGCTGCTTGATTGAGTTAAGCTTACTTTGGGCGCTTGTAGTAACACCCTGAAGCTGTCTATTGGATTGCTCAATGGAGTTCTTACGGTTTGCTTCGATAGAGGCAATATCGGTAGCTTCATTGAAGTAGCTCTCTCCGATAATCCTGTCCTGGGTAGTACCAATCAAGCCAGATTCAGCTTGGATAGCCCTTAAGCGTCCACGCTCAATAGCGGCTTGTTGGGAACGCTCTTGCATCTGGTCGGTAGCGTTCTTAGAGATTTGCGCTTGTTGCTCTTCGATTGCTTTAGCCTGGTTATTGGCATCCGCGTTAATAGCGTCTTGAGCTGCGCTGGCTTGTTGTGCAGTGTCTACATAACCAGCCACCGTGGATACGATGGACAAAGCCATCAGGGCCGAGGAAGGGTCACACATTCTTGTTTACTTTCATGTATCGTTGGAAGGGAACAAATACGGCACCGTCCCTCATAGGAATCTTCTTGTCTGGAAACTCGAAACCACACCACTTTAACCAGCGGATTGTCTTGTGGTTTTTCTCCAGCGCCATATTGATAAGAAAGGGGTATGCACTATTCATTAAGTTGACGTAGTGCCTAGACTCCCTAAGTAAAGCTTTGGAGTACCCCTCAAAGTGAACTGTAGCCAACATCCAAGGCGCACCTACAGAGACTTCACCAGACACAGGGGCAACACCGAATATCATCAGGAGTTTTCCCTCTGAGTCACGGACACTCCAGGCTAGGGCTGAGGCTTTAATTGAATACCTTGCACTAGCATAGAAATCCTTACCCCAAACGTAAGAAACCTCCAGCTCGTCAATGGGCCGGAGGTTGTCTACGAGTTCTATGGCGTCACTTACACGCGCTACATTAATTGTGTACGTCACGCTCTAGTCCTTGTTTTGGAACTGAAGGTTGCGAACCATTCAGCGGATTGAAAGAAAGATGGAAGATGGGAATCGTTAACCAGGTCGATAGTGACACCTGAGGATTGTGACGATACTGGGAAGGAGAACTGTCCGTTTTCAATATTGGTTTTACCCAAGATGAAACCTGAGGAACCAATACGCTTACCTGTGAACGGGTACTTGTAAGTTTGCCTTCCGTCAGGAGTAACCTCCACGCGGAAGTACCCACTGTTACTGTAGTCCACCGTCATTCGACGGAGCTGCAAGCGCCCCTGAAGTACAGACAGGTTGTTAGCATCCTTAAGGAACTGCTCGGAGAACCTGTAGCGTTTCGTGTATGGGCGACCAATGAACACTTGGCCTGTACTGTAGTCCCCTGTAGCTTGTACAGTGGTAGGTGTTGGTCTTGTAACCCCAAGCACTGCCCCTGCGTTATCGAAACCCTCACCCAACACTACAGCCAACTCACCAGTCTCACTGTAAGGTAAGCTCCAGGTTGTCCTGTTGGTTGCTGAGTTGTACGTCCCGGTTAAAACTACACGTCTGTCGAGGTGTACCCTATACCCTAAAGCCGGGTCAATAGCGCCCTGCTCCAAGTTCATCTTCTCCAAGTACACCCCGTCGCTACGCTGGATTGTTATGGAAAGTGTAGATGTCAGCAGGTCTACGTTCAGGACTGTGTCCCCTTCCGGGAATACCCACTTAACCCACGCTGATTGAATTTTCTCAGTAGCACCCCAGTAGAATTTGTAAACGTAGATAACGTTACGCTCATACTTAGACAACGCCACAAGAACATCTTCAGAAGAACTTGCAGCCATCTTGAAGATACCTCCTGGGAGATACTTAGGGACGTGGGCAGTGATGTCAGCAGCGTCGTTAGTGTATGTATCTGAGTCCACGAAGTATTCACGCATCGTCGAGTAAGTACCCTTATCCAGCGTGAAGAACACGTTTTGCCCTGCTGCGACAGGTCGGGCCTGTGCTGAGGATTCAAACTCCGATACTGTCTCTAGCTTAGCTGTCTTAGGAGTCAGTACATCCCCTGAAGCAAGTTGGAACTGTGTCTGTCCTGAGAACAGTAACAGTGCTTTGTTGAATCCAATTGCCCAGTTCAGGATTGACACCTTAGTGTGGGCTGCGGTTACGTCGATAGGGTCTGAGTCCAGTACAGCCGTAGCTGTTTCTCCCCAAAAGTTGAAGTAGTTTCCAGACCTTGAGAAGATTAAGGATTCATCTGAGAGAAAACCTAAGCGGTTCCGGTAGAACATCACATCAGAGATAGTTCTATCTACGAATGAAGGGATAGGTACAGAATTGTTGTCCCCTACCAGTCTACGTTCCCACTCAACTTGAGAGAAAGTGAACGTACCATCAGCTTCCCTTACGAGCTTGTGAGGCATCGTGGCCGGGTCAAAAGCTACTGCCACTGTTGGGTCAGCACATTCAACCCACACCGCATTAGTTGCGTCCCACATGACGTAGTACCGGGAGTTCTGCTGCGAGGGATCTCCAGCGATCTTCCACATGTCTCCATCAGTTTGACCGGATGTTGGAAGGTCAGAGAACTTCTGCTTAGAGCCTTTGAAGCCTTGTACTACAACATACCGCGGTGTCCCTGTAGCGATAGGGAGAGCGTTGTAAGTTTGAGTGTTGTATATGTAGCTGGTAGTCGTGGGCACAGCTACCAAATTGCTAGAGGCGTTATACTCTGAAGGTGTTGCGGCTTCCACCCTAACATAGCTTGAAGCATTTAAACCGTGAGCTGCTGTGGTTGTCACCGTAGCAGTGTAAGTGGCTAAGGTTCCTCCTTCGTTCAGGGGTACGCTGGAGGCAACGCCATCCCCAAGAAACACTGGAGAATCTACTACTACCATCCAACTGCCTGTGTCTCCGTCAATATCCTGTACGACTGCCGTAACAGTAAAATCTCTATTTATTAGAGAGTACACCCTATTGTCGAAAATCAAGTAACCAACATCTGTAATACGCACACGGGCACCTACAGTGAACCCAACAGGAGGGGGCGAAGAGTTATTGACGTAAGTATAGAAGTATAATTTACCGTTGGTTCCAGCAGAGTAACGCCACTGAATTGAACCAACGTCCGATACTGACAAAGAAATTGGGGCATGTTTAACAATGCTACTAACCCCTACCCCGCTGTAGGTCTTCCCGAACAACTCCTGGGTCATCTTAACGACCTTTTTCTTGTTAACCACGAAGCTGTAATCAGCAACGGTTACAACAACAGCATCCTCAGCAGGGTTGATTCCTGTCAGGTAGTCCATACTGTATGAAGGATTGAGTGTCTTTGTTTCCCCTGTGAACTGGTCGAACACTTGAATAACACCATCAGTTACCACCAAGGAGTACCGCTCAGTTGCATCACGGTTAAGTGTGGTAACGAAAGCATTGTCTAATACTTCATTGGAAATTTTCGCTACGTGTTCTGTTGGGGGACGCTTGCCTAACCCTAGAGCAACACTTGGGTAAGCGTTCTCAACTAATTCTGCTTGGGAGGGGTGGCGGAGGGAGGCGGGTTGCTGCGATACACCGTTAAATAAGTTTGGGATGATTCTACTAACCAGCCCCATTAGCGCTCCAGGATTGAAGCTACGGAATAGCTACCGTTAAACATATTGTAATCTCCAGTGTCTCCCTCAGCTTCCTTGAGTGTTGCCAGGGCAATGTCTTCGTCATCCTCGGAGTACACATGGGTTGCTTGGTCGGTTAATTCCCGGTCATTGAACTTACGTGCTGCCCGGATAGTGATGTAGTTTCGTGCCGCTTCAGGAAGCTCTTCAAAATCCAAGAAGACTAAGAGATTTACCTTGAGGGTCTTATCAAAACTGTAGGTGTGGTTCTTACGGTCATACAGGCGCTGTCCGCGTTGTACAACATCGTATTGATAGAACTCTTTTGTGGTGTCCACCCGAAGTGTGTTCGGTGGGACGAATATCTGATTTGAGTCATCACGGGGAAGGCTGTAGTTTTCTTCAGTGTTGAAGTGCCACCCGCGTGACTGAACTTCTCTTGAGGTTTCCTTGAGTGTACGTCTAGCCTTAGCTACGTCTGCCAGGCCAGTGTCCTCAAGGGTACTTACCGGACTCTCTCCGATAATATCAAGCAGCGTGTTCACTGCTTCCAACTCGGTAGTTGGCGTTAGTAATTCCAAAGTGTTACTCCTGGGATAGAAAAAGAAAAACCCGCACTAGGCGGGTTATAGTTTAGGTTGAGTTGCCAAGTAATCTACCACTGACTTACCCAGAAGTTACGAAAATCAACATAGCCAGCGCCAAGTGCTTGTGAGTTTATAACAACTCGCACATGCGTTGCCCAACTAGGCGCTACATCATCCATAGTCCCTGGAGTACCTGTTGATTCTGTAACTTTCAGTTCGAACGATGTCCATGCTCCTGTGGTGTTGGTAAGTTGTACTGATGTTCTTGCCGTGACACCATCTGGATTGCCTAAAATAGGCACGCCATTAGAATCAAGGCCTTGCATATTTACCCAGCGCAATTCTGCAAACAAGTCACCAGCAGCATTTCCGCTAGAAGGTCTTAACACTTCCCCAAACATGCTGATCTTGCAGTTTTTACGGATAGGCACTAAACAAGAAATTCGACCAGCACCAGATGCAACTTTTGTTAAGCGCATGACATTCTGCCCGCTTGGGCGTGTAATGTTGATGTTTGTGCCTGTTAAGCGATTTGTGACTGTCGCAGTATCTGTTGAGATGTACCACAAATCAGGGAATGAACCTGTTGTAAACTGACCCTCACGTAGTAAATTACCACGCGCTTGATCTGTAATGCGTGACGGCATGTTTGCCCCGCTAGGATCATTTTTAATCTGCGTGTTCTCAACAATGCAGTTCCCAAGACCAGTCCAGAAACAGTTATTAGTATTCCACATGTTATCCATCGCTACGCCGTCAAAAACAGCCAAGGAAGATTTGGAACGCAGATTAACCAAATTACTGTAACTATATGGCCCATTGCCGCCTGTGTTGTTTGGATCAAACCAGCCACCAGCCATACGGAAGTATGAGCCGTTACCGTCAATGTCGATAAAGCTATCTCTACCGGAAACCGCTGCACGAGGGTCTGAACCATTACCCAAAAGAATACTTGTTGATGTAGGATCGCCGCCTACACTTACACCTCTAGGTTCAACGTGACACTGTGATAGGTGCAATCTATTTGGCGATCCTTGCCCGACAACTAATTGGTTCGTGTAGTCCACAGAGCAACCGAAAAGGAAATGTTCGCTGGAACCATCCAGTAAATGGAAAGCTAAGTTGCCTTGTGTCCAAGTACATCCGTAGTACGAAATATTCTCACCAGCGTCAGTGCCCGCTTGCTGACGAACAGCGATGTTAAAATTATGGAACGTGCAATCGTAGAACTTGGACAAGTACCAACGGTCTTTGCCGTCAATAAGTGTCTCAAAGCCAGATACCATCACGTTTCTAAAAACAGGTCGGCACCCTGCAACCGAGTCGCTACCGTTGATATAGATTCCGACGCTACCTGAAACAAGTGTCGAGCCTGGATATCGATAAAGCGCAACCTTGTTGACAATTGCAAGATTTGTAATAGGGCGAACGTCAGCATACAAGTTGCGATAACCACCAGCTACAGGTGGGTCGTAGTCAACTGTGATTACCTTTTCGTTCACGCCAATATCATCTGCAAAGATTGTGGCCCCTTGTCCGTCAAGTTCGACATAAAAAGGATTTAATGTGATCATTCCATCGTATGTGAAATTGTGGGATGGACTTAATTTAACTACTTTAACCCCAGTCAAAACTGCCAGGTCAATAGCTGCTTGGATTTCAGATGCGGTTGTTCCACCACAATACATGGCTGTGGCCACATTCCCATTACCATCAAGCAGCGCGGATAGGTTGCCGTTGGCGTCTGTAGATGCCTCAACAAACCTCCGCCCACCTACAGGTGTATAATCAATCTCTACTGAAGCTCCCGCTGCTGGAACAGCAGTAAGTGTAATCAAGGAGTCTCCGTAAGATAAAACAGAAACTGGAGTTCCATTCACTTTAACTACAGGACTTCCTGTATATGGTGGAATGGAGAAAACCTTACGGACGCCATCAGCAACCGTTGATAAAATCGTCATGTATTCTTATATGCTTTCTTATGGATTAAGAAAAAAAGGGATAGCCAACAGCACGGAGCCGGAGACTATCCCTAGGATTTAGTTAGCCGTTACCGAATAACTTTGTACCAGCGGGGAAACCGCCAGTACCTGTGAAGATTTGCACTAAGAGTGCGTTAAGGTCTGCATCAGATTGAAGGATGCGAGGATTACCTGCTACGTCAGTGAAACGTAGAGAGCCATCGTCGTGAAACTCAACAGTTTTAGTAGCGATAGCTGCGTTTGCTGTTGTTTGTCCTTGAATCTTGAAGTCGAAACGTTTAGCCATACTTGAGAGAAAACCGGAGGTGTTGCCCTCCAGTGTTTCCTATTAAGCTTTCTTCAGTTCGACTGCGCCTTCAGGACGCAAGATGCCGTGACCGACTGCGTACTTACCTACGATCAATGTACCTTGACGACGAATGTCGTAAGCCATTTCCATACCCAAGTCCAACAGCTTCACAGTACCTACAGCTTCCTGGTGCATTACCAGAGCTACAGTGTTAGTGAAGTTGCCACGGTAGGTAGCTGGAATCAATGCAGGGTCTAAACCAGCAGCAGTGATGGTTGTGTCGTCGGTCAAGTTCAAGCCGTTAGGCAGGTTGTTAGTCTTAACCAGCGGAATGTCCGCGATACGACGCACAGTACCTTCAGCGTAAGAACCTTCACCGCCCCACTGGGAGTTGATGACGTTGGTTGTCTGAGACAACAAGTAGTATTGTGCTGGTTTCACGTAAGCGTAACGCTCAGAGGCAGGTACGTTTTTCTCGTCCATAGCTTGAGCTGCTGCGAACAGACCGCCAGCCAAAGCTGCGCCGTCAGTTGCGTAAGCTGCGTTAGTGAATGCACTTCCGCCGTCTCCACCAGTTACGGTAGCAGCAGCACGTGCGGCCAATACACCAGTACGTAAGACGTTCTTATCCATGTTGTTAGCCAGGAAGATACCTTGCTCTTTGGAGTAGATAGAACGTACATCGTAGTGATTCATTGCTTCGTCGATGTTTGCGATAAACGCATCGGACACCAGTAAGGCGTCGATAGTAATCACACGTTCAGCGTGGTTAACTGTCTTACCAGTGATCTCAGTACCTGGAGTGTGGTAGCCACCACCAATTTTCCATGTTGCAGGGAACTGGGCAGAGCGCCCAGACTTAATGTTGCGGATACGGTGACGAGATTCAGTTACGGTTGCATTTTCGTAAGCGGTCAATACTTCGCCGGAGTAGACTTTCAAGAACAGTGCATCGTTAGCACCAGTACCGTTGATTTGACCTAAACGTGTTACGGTGGCGTTAGCCATATTGTTACTTCCTTATGAGTTTGAAATGATGTAGGTACAGGAGTACCAGGTGGGTATCACTTCAGTTGCTCACTAGCTTGCTCAAAGTTGTCTCCCCCTCAGGGAAGGCTAAGGCTGCTTTGTATGCTTCTGTAGTTTTAATTACTGCTTGGTGTACAGTCACCATTCCTCCCCTTTGTTCTCTTAGCGTTGCACTAGGAGAAGAAGAGGAAGAGTTATGTACAGGAAAGGAAACACTAGCGTTGCACTAGGTTTCACTTAGGTAAGTCCTGGGAGAACTTACGGTGGAACTTTTGAATTGGTCGGAATGGTAAGTCTCGAACTTACAACCTCTCGCTCCCAAAGCGAGTGCTCTAGCCACTTGAGCTACATTCCGTTGAGTGGTTGCGGGACGTGGACTCGAACCACGGACATTCAGATTATGAGTCTGCTGCTCTACCATCTGAGCTATCCCGCCAAAAAGGGAACACCTCAAGGTTGCGCGCTTTAAGCCAGCCCTCGATGCGTTGAGTGGTACTTAAGTAGGCGTGAGGTGTGTGTTACTACTTAGAAAATGTTTGATACAGCGATCTTCTGCTCTACTGCTTTGCGGTAAGCCGCATCTTTAGCGTAGCGAGGGTCATTCATAGCAGCAGTCATTTCAGCACGAGAGGCGAACCCTGTGTTTACTTGAGCTGCACTTGAGCCTGTAATAAGTTTCGGCTCACTACCCTGAGCTGCAATGTACTTCGATTTCAAACCAGCAGCGGCCAGGGCGGCTTGTTCAGCAGTACCCTCTACGCCTTGGTTATAAGCAGCGATCTCTGCGGGGGTAAGGTTAGCTAAGGCCCACTGGGTCATAACTGTGTACTGCTCTTCACCGCCAGCAATATCAAATACTCGCTGTTGTGCTTCACGAGCCAGAGCGGCTTGACCAGCGATATACGCATCGACATACTCACGGGACAGTCCAGCTTTCTCCTGGAGTGCTTTGTAGCTTTCCTCGGACAAAGTACCTACGGTCTCAAACTCTGTAGCCAGTGCATCGTAGTCAACACCTACGGATGCTAGCGCATCTTTTGCTACTTGGCCTTCAGGCTTGTTCTCTTGTTGCTCTTGCTGTTGATCTTCAGCTTTAGCTTCAGTACCCTCTTCAGTTTTAGCTGGAGGTGTTACTTCGGCTTTCGCTGGTGGGGTCTCAACCTTAGGAGCCTGGGACTGTTTCTTCTCCACCTCTTCATAAGCTTTCGCCAGGTCTTCAGGGGTCTTGAACTTAGGGTTCAACCAGGCCGGGCGCTCAGGTTGTACTTCAGGTTTATCTTGCTGTGCTGGTGCTTCAGGCTCTACGCCAAAGGCAGCATCAGCTTTAGCGACCATAGCCGCTTCATATTCGGGAGTACCGATTACTGGGGTAGTGTTCTCACCAGCCATTAGTAATCCTCCCGCACTGTGCCGCCTGGTAAGATAGTGACTTGTACACCATCTTCACGGGTATAGGACTGAACTTCAGGGTCAACTTCAGGGGCTACAGGAGCATCTGTTGCTGTGTCCGTTTGTGCTACTTGAGCTGGAGCTTCAGTTGTTTCTGTAGGTTGTTCTGAGGTTGCCTGAACTTCAGGGGTTACTGGTTGTGTTACTTCAGGTGTATCCTGGGTAACTACTTCTGTTACTTGAGCTGGTTTAGCTTTAGCCATAAGTTATGGAGTACCTTCTGTTTGTTGAGCTTGTTGCATCAGTCCTCCCGCTTGGGTGACTGCGTTAGGGATTGCTTGTTGAGCCATTGTCATGAGTTGAGCTTGACGATCTTCTTCAGCGACTTCTTCAGGCGTACGCACCAGGCCTTTCATATCTAAACCTTCCGCTGTACCTAAGCGTTTCACTAAGTCGTGGGCGTTGATATATTTGATAGCCCTATCGCCTAATGGCGCTAAGTTGTTAATAAAGGAGTTCAGCTTAGTCTGGTCATTACCGCGGCCAATAGCTTCAATACCTGTAGTGATAGTCGGTTTGACCACACCCTTAGGTAGTGCAGGTAAACGGCCTTCTTTCTGCATTCTGTGCATTAAGTACCGTACTACTGGGAGTTGCATTTCTTGGCTGTATGTTGAATAGTTGCCGCCCTGAGTCGCCTCAAGGTCTTGGGCCATGAACCGGATTTCTTCAGCGGTTACTCGCTCGCCCTTACGTTGAATAGCAGAGTTAAGCTGGAAGGCATACGACAGGGACTCTTTGATCTCGTTATGTGTTTCTAACGCGATCCTGAAATCAGCGTACTTGTCCATCTGGAGGACTGTTACATCTTCCCGATTTCCTTCTTTAATGTCGCCTGATTCTGATTCAGCCAATGTCTTAGCCTTAGTTGTCCCGTTAGGTTTAACCAGGAATAAAACTTTAGCTGCGGCTGCGGAGCCTTGTACAATCGCCTTACGGAGTGCTTCAAGGGACTTAATGTCACCTAGGTACTCTTCACCAAAGCTTCGACCATAATCTTCATTGGCCGCTGCAATGTATCGTAAGGGAATCCAAGGGGAGGCATCTTTAGGGTATGTACCCTTAGAGCCAGGTACTTCCATACCGTTAATTTCTTGTACCACACTCCAACCATCTTCAGTGCGCTTGACGTGGGTATACAGTTCGACTGTGTCTTCCACTCCAGCTTTCTTATCATCACTGTCGCCTTTACCTAAAGCTGCCTCGCGGATTGCTCCAGGGACTTCCAGGGGTGATAAAGATTCCTGTACTACCAGCTCCAGTAAATTACCAGCAGGGTCACGCTTGACCACATAGTGATCTAAACGGAATACTCGGATACCCCCTTCAGGGAGCATGAACAGGAGTACGTTACCTACAACGATAAGATGCTTGAGTGCTTCAGTGATTGCTGCACGGATTGCTGTTGTTTCAATCTCGTTCATCACAGAGCGTTCAATACTATTCAAGGCTTCCTCAACTTCAGCCCTCATACCCTCTTTCTGAGTAAGCTTCTCTAACATGAAGTCGTCGATAGTCAAACGGAAGAACGGGGAATTAGGAGGGAATAACGCTAAGGTGTACTTGGATGCTAAGCTATTGACACCACGAGCAGGTAAGCTGCTATAAGGTGTTGGGAGTCTTGCAGTTGAAGTGTGCCCTTCAGGGGGCAACAAGTGTGGGATTGTTAAAGCAGCTACTTCTCGTCCTCGGTTGAGGTATTCTGTACGGAGGACAGCTAGTTCAGTGTATCGTGCTTTAACAGGTTGCAGGGTAGCCTGTTCGGCCATGTTATCCTGCTGGTGCGTTCAAGCCTGTACCCGTGTTAGGTGCCAGGTCAATGCGGAGTTTCTTGCGAGAGCTTGAGCTGTTCATAGGTGTTTGTGAAGAATCGGTGTTAGCGTTATCTTCAGGGTTGACCATAGGGGCAACTTCCTCAGGAGCAGGAGCAATCACAGGGGGTGTATATTTCGGTGCTTTAGAACTGAAGCCACACATTTAGAGAACTTTCTGATTCGCTTCAAAATCCCTTAAGGCATCTTGAAGCTTGTCGATAACTTCCCGGTGTCCTCGTACCGCATGGGCATCCTCTAGGGATTGACCCTTCTTGTGTAGTGGTTTAATGTACCCGGACACTGATTTAGGCGAGAATGCTCGCGATAGAGAGGTGTTTGATGAGCAAGCAGAGAC